CACATTCTTATCATTCCTAATAAATATTGCTTCAACCTCCTCGTATGTTATTCCGTCAGGAGCTTGTTTAAATACTTCATCCATATTATTATATATATATATATATTATATTCTTCAATCCTTTTATCCTTTTATCCTTTTCTATATTTTTCTATATTTTTCTATCTTGTGGATATTGTATATATGCTCTGATATCTCGTAAGCTATTTTTTCGTACGGGTGTTCCATTGCATAATTTTGTATAATAATATCATTAATTCTTTTGGGCTTATCGCTGCTATATAAACATATCATTAATTCACCTGTATGTACATTCTTATATATTTTATTATTGACATCAGGATTGGAGCGAACATATTTAAGCTTATCTTGGGATACTGTGGGACTCGTGGGACTCATGGGACTCGCTGATATCTCAACATATCCCATATTATATATTATAGTTTTAAACAAAGCATCGTTTTGGCGTTGATATATATGAATTTTTTCGTGTATAAGTAGTTTTATTATTTCATCTTCTGAATAATTTAGAACATCTTGAGATAGAAATATTATGTTCTTTCTGGTATGCGGCAAGCCGTCTTCATATTTTTCGCCATTATCATTCCTGGTAATAGCCAATACCCATTTAATATTCGCTATATCTTTATAATTAAGATATTTAGAATATTCAATATTGCTCGCTGAGCCGATAGTATTTATATTAATATTTCTCAATAATTCATCGGCTTTTTTCGTACATTTATCAAGTATTAATTTATCGCCTTTATTAAAATGTGTCGCTTCGCCTTTAATAATATTAATATATTCTTCCTTTGAAGATACTTTGCGGGCATATAAATCTATAGGGGACAAATTGGCTACATATTTATCTTCGTCACTTTCAAGAAATCGCGCTGTTTCTTCATAGCTCATATAATATAAATGCTCTTCACCATTTCCATTATTAAAAGGAACAGAAGTATATACAGTGTATATATAATATATCGTGAGTATTACAAGGGTTATAATCAATAATGATAATATATAGTAATATATCATATTTATTATAAGCTAACATTTTATCATTTGCCCTTTTTTTCATAACATATGCCTTTATCCGAATCTTCCGATTTTATTATATTACTTTCCTTAATATTAATATCTTTAGAAGTGTTATATTTAGCCACTCTATTGCAATAATATTCTTTATTATTTGAAGCATTTAATATAATAGTATTCTTGACTTTATTTTTTTCCTCACCGGTTAAAGGTGGTTCGCGATATTCTATCTCATTATTTTTAACGCTATATATATACAGCTCGTCAATTGACTTATTATCATCTTCAGCTGCTATTATTTTGTTATAAGATACAACTACGCTGCCGCCTTCAACAACTATTTTACAATATCCATATGAGTTTATTGAATAATATGCGATATTATATTCAGATATCTTGTCTTCCTTTTTATCCTTTTTATCCTTTAAATCCTTAATTATATCAGGGTCAGCACCACCAGTTCCTGAAGTTATCTGGATTAAGGATTTACCGCGCTTTTTAATACTCATTATATTGAAATTATGACAATCCGCGCATAAATAAATACAGTTATATTCGACCAATATATCATACAACAAATCTATTAATTCGGAAGATTTGTCTTCTCCAAAAGTCCCCTTTTTAATCTTAGTTATATCCTGTTCCTTTTTTGGCGACCCGGCCTTATCCTTATCCTTTCCTTTTTCTGTGTCCTTTGCTTTGTCCTTGGCTTTGTCCTTGTCCTTGGCTTTGTCCTTGTCCTTGGCTTTATCTGCGTCCTTTGCTTTGGCTACTTTTTCTTTTTTGTGTTTATCATAAAATAATGGTATGTGTCCCATTACAAACATCACCTTGTTTTGATTGCAGCTTTTCTTCTTTGTCTCCTCTATTTTTTTTCTAACAGCTTCTAAATAATCGGGTGACAAAATATTCGTATTTATTATAATAACTATATACGACGAATAAGCATCTTCATATACTCCAATTTTTGTATCAGAGTATAACTTTATACTATTCTCTGTATCGTCATCAAGCGGTTCTAACTGTTCAATAGAAGGTAGGCTGTTCCTATCTAATAAATCTGTTATCATCTTTTTTGCATAATCACTATCGGTTCCTTGTAATAAATCTGCTGCTTCTTGCGAAGAACCCCTGACTGTTTCCAAATCATTCGTTATTTCATCTATATATTTTTTGAGCTTGTTAATATAATGTTTCTGTGTCTTAATCATACAATTGGGATAGTTATTATTACTACTGGCTTCGTCGTGATTACCTACACAAACATAAATATCCTTATTCATCGTATATAGTATATGATAACCCGAAACCAATGTATCAACTAAATAATATTTATAAGAAAATTCTTTTTTGCCCTCTTTGCTATCTTTGCCCTCTTTGCTATCTTTGCCCTCTTTGCTATCTTTGCCCTCTTTGCTACCTTTGCTATCTTTGCTATCTTTGCTACCTTTGCTATCTTTGCTATCTTTGCTATCTTTGCCCTCTTTGCTATCTTTGCCCTCTTTGCTATCTTTGCTATCTTTGCCCTCTTTGCTATCTTTGCCCTCTTTGCTATCCTTGCCCTCTTTGCTATCCTTGCCCTCTTTGCTACCTTTGCTTTTTTTGTCTCTTTTTTTTTCATCGTAATTGATTAATGTATTATACCAATTATCACCTGCTATAAACATCTTTTTAGTATAAGGTTCAAACTCTTTGATACAATTTAATACGACATCTCTATATATAGCTTCCTTCTCGCAGTTTATATTATTCCAACAACCAAAAAAGATGAATGAATTGCTCATAATTCTAAAACTTATATAACCCGATACTATTAAATAAGAGTAAAAAAATAATGTGTTATAGACTAATAGCCTAAGACAGAGGCATTTCCTTATAAATAAATTGAATTATGCTTCACAGATATGGAGGAATTGCAGTTATATTTTTTACAATATGTATCGTAAAATGTAGCTGAGACTGTGTAAGGTAAGCTTATTTTTATAAGATCCGTAGGGACATATATCATCATATTAATCCACGATACGATATTGTTAATAGCCCTTTTTAAATTACGGACGCCATCTTCTTTTTCAATATTATTAATAATATGCCTCAATAGCTCGTTGCTAAATATAATATCGCCTTTGTTCAAATTATATTGTTTCAATATTTCGGGTATTATATAGCCCGAAGCCAATACAATCTTCTCGTCATTATCATATCCGCTGACATTAATAACAATCATCCTGTCTCGCAAAATTGGATTTATTAAGGAATCATCATTGTATGTAAAGATAATCATAGAGCGCGAGATATCAAAATCAATCTCTTCAAAATATCTGTCGTTAAACTTGTCATTCTGTACGGGGTCTGTTATATGTATCAGCGTATTGATTATTTCCTGCCCCTTATATGTATTGGATACCTTGTCCAACTCGTCAAATAAAAATAGCGGATTCATTATTCCAGTTTTCATAAGAGATTCGCAGATTTTTCCATAAGTTGAACCTTCGTAAGTATATGAATGACCCTTGAGAAACGAGGAATCATCTGTACCACTCAGAGATATAAAAGCATTCGGATAATTCAGAGCATTACAAATACCTTCTTTAATTAGCTTCGTTTTCCCCACGCCGGCGCTACCTTGAATACCTATGATATATCCATTGGCTTTGGGAAATGATATTAATTGGGCTAAGACCCTTACGATCTGCTCTTTTGCATCTTTATGACCGAAGATGGTCTCGTCCATACGCGCTCTAATATTATTTAAAAAATTACAGATTTTCTCATTACCGTCGGCAATTTTAATAGGAATTTCATAAAACTTATTAAAAGGAATATTATTTAAAGAAGATATCCACGAGCTAAGCTTATAATATTCCGACGAATTGCTATTCATCTTATTTAAACTTTCAATCTTCCATATGATGCTCTTCTTTGTTCTAATATTTATATCAGATGTAAGTATTTTAAAACGCATAGGGACATCATAAGTAACCGTGGTTTTTTCAATAATATCTTCGTTATCTATAAGCTTCGTTTTATCTACATCAGATAAAACATCAAAATATTTTTTCTCAACACTACTATATTTATTATAAAACCTATATGTGTTTTTATTAATAGGATGCTTACTAAGATTCAAAGGATTATTATTCCTCTTAGCATTCCCTTTATTCCCTTTATTCCCAGCATTCCCGGCATTCCTAGCATTCCTATTATTCGTATTTAAAATAAGATATATCATTTGATTATTATTCTCTTCCTGATATTTATTAAAATAGTTATCGGGATTATCCTGATTATCGGGATTATCATTAATAATTTCATTCTGACAATCCTTATTGAAGCATACATTATCGCAATCAATATCTTCGCTCGTATCGTCTATTCCTTCAGTATCTTCACTGGTCTCTTCGACCTCTTCAACCTCTTCTTTATATTCGCTTTCCTCGGTATCTTCTGTTTTGGATTCAGAATCCGATTCAGATTCAGATTCTGAATCCGACTTAGATTCGCAAGATTTCTCTTTATGTTTGGGGTCATCTTTTTTCATAATTTTATGATTTTATGATTTTATAATATATATAGATTATTCATAAGTATTTTTTATATATACTCATCCTCATATTGATTGCCCCAATAGTAATTGGTGGATACAGTTCTAACTATTCTATTTGTGTATAATACAAAATATGTAAATAAGCATACAAATAGTATTACCATAATTAATATTAGTAAATCCATGTATTTATTGTCTGTGTATATATTTACTGTGTAAGAGCCTACCATAATTAATGCTAAAAATAGAATGCATACAATATAGACATCGTAATTTTTATTTTCGTATTTGAGGACATCAACATTCATTTCAGAATCCGATTTTTTGCTATAGAGGACATCGTTCAAATATAACTTTTCATTATATATATTTTTAGATATTGTTACAAGCTTTTCATTATTACCTTTTAGTGAATCATTAACAATAGAAGGAGACTTTAATATTATCATTAGTATTAATTCTTTTGCATTAGTATTCAAAAAGTTAATGACATAATTTTTCTTATTCATTAGAAAAGAATTATCATTTTCGTTCTCTTTACCTGAAACTGGAGCGGATTCACTTAGTTTGCAACTATCAGCGGGACACAAATCATATCCAATAAAACTATCATCAGAACTAGTAAAACCCTCTTCTATATATAGTGTATTCATTATATAATAGCTCATAAATAATATTATTATAACCACGAGACACCCGAGAGTTATTGATTTAATTAGAGGTTTTTCTACATTCGCAATATTTATTATTACTAATATAGCTATTAAAACGCCAACAATGATTAAATAAGATAGTACCTGGTTGTATAATAGATTATTTCGGGATTTATGTAACTCATATAGTGTCGTATTATTTTTAATTTTAGTTTTATGCATATTTATATTTTGTTCAACAGTGTCCGTATTTGAGATTATATTATTATAATCCTTATCTATATCCCCGCTTGTTATTTTAACTATATATACCTTTTCTGGAATTGGCGTTGAGCCGCTTGATGTTTTCAATGTGTTATATAAATTAGCAGGAATATCATTGCTTTGTTCAAGTTCAATTTCTACGCGTTTTTTGTTAGTTTCGTCAGGTACAATATCAAACTTTATAGCTTTAAATGTTGTTCCGACAATTTTTATTCTATAATTCTTATTAAATTCGTGTTTTTTATTATTTTCAAACATATCCATAATTGCTTTATAATCACTTGGTGAACCAGAACCTTCTAATGTACCACCAACTAACCTATCATTATCATTGCCGTTCTTTGTTGATATTTTAAATGCAGATAAAACTTTATAACTATTACATAGTTGAAAGTTATCAATTCCTAAATTAGCAGCTGAAGCTGGTGTGCTGCTATTTTTAATGCGATTAATCTCTTTTTGTATCCTTACATCATATTCTTTAAAAAAACTATTATTATCTGCACTCGGGCTTGAAGTAGTAGTATTCTTTTTGTATAAAATATACTGATATACTTTGCCTGTCACAGCAGTATCTTCAGGTAGTTTTATTCCTGTAGCATCAGCAGCGCAAGTCCCAAATTTTGCCGTATATCCATTTTTAATAAAATCATTTAGCGCCAATTTAGCACATATATCACTACTGCCCGCTGTAGCAGCTGCATTATCTAAAAAATTTTCTTCATAAGATATTGCCAATGCGCTAATTTTATGTCTATTATTATAAAATATATTTGCGGCTCTTATAGATGATAATAATAAAGATTTAAAACATAATAAATTAACTTCTAAATATTGTAATGTTGTTGAAAAACTATTATTATCAATATTATTTATCATTTTTAAAAAATTATATATATAATATATATTTTGTTTATAATAAGAAGTTTGAGCTGTTGTCGACGAATTTAGTTTATCAAATGTGCCAATTATTGCAACATTGGGAGCACTTATAATAACTTCTTTTATATCTATTGCTTGTCCAGTAACATCATAAGCATCTTGATTATTTGGTAATGTAAAAGTATTTCCAGTGAAAATAATTTCAGCATCTGTAGTAAATTGCAAATTTGTAACATAAGTGGATGTTAAAGAAATAGAATCTGATATTATCGTAGTTCCACTTGTTCTAGGAATAGTTTTTGGACGAATTATTGTTGTAGGAAAAGTTTCAGTCTCACCAGTGCTAGCAGTACTAGTAAAATCGGAATCTGCTGACATTGTCACATTTTGTATTGATTCTGTAGCAATAGTAGCGCCTGTTGCAAGACTACACCCGCCTTGTATAATACCACTTATATTTCCTGTAGCTGTGTATGTATTCGTAGTACTCGGAACTTTTGTTATTGTGCTACCTTTCAATATTTTTAGTTTTGTTATAGCTGCTCCAGTTATATTTCCTGAACTTATTTTTGCCTCTTTCATAGTCATTTTTGTCATAGTTCCAGGTATATTATTCTTTTTATAAGTAGTAGAACTACCTGTTTGTTCTTGATAAACAAGTTCATTATCGCGATAATTATAATAATGTAAAAATCCGAAATAGTATTTACCTGAAACTGTATAATGTAATTTATTAGAGCCAGTGAATATATTAGTGGTAGCAGCAAGATATGTATTCCTTTCTGCGTCAGATGCATAATTTGCCGAATTTGATTCATAAAGTTTTATATCAACGGCGCTAAACATATTTGCTATATTTCCAATATATAAATATATACCAATTGGCGGACTGTCTGCATCATTTGTCGCATTATTTATAAAAATGCCTCTTGGATCATCATTATCTGTACTTTTCAATTTTTTAGCAACTATAAATATTGGCGTACTTGAACTAAATAAACTAATAAGATCTTTTTCCTGGTTATTATAACAGTAATTAAGTGCTCGAATTATTCTAATAAATATTTCAATTGCATATTTTGAATATAATATATTAGTTATAGAATATTCGTCTGGTTCAATATTTGTATCATCTGTATTTAATTTAATGAAGCATAAATGATCTTTCTTACCAGTACCAGATGCCGCTATATGACTATTCGATATTGTAGTATAACTGGTAGGACCATTATTTTTTGTCTGATTAAAAATAGGATACAAAGTATTGTGTAATAAATTATTTAAACTAATAGCTTTCGTGTCCATTGTTGTTGTACCTTTAGCACTATAAGATAATCTATCTGCATCTGTATAGACAGTACTTAATTTAGAACTATTTGGGAATAATTTATCATAATAATCATCAAAATCTTCAACGCCAGTTTGCACTTCTCTTTTACCATTTCTTATTTTAACATATAAATCTTTTAAATGTAATCGTAAATTATTATACTGTTGTAAGTCACTTGTTATAATACTTCCTGTCATTATAATTTTTATATACTCTATTATTTTATAGATATAATATATTTATTTAAAAATAACTTTATTTAAATACAAGATCTATAGGAAAATGATTCGCCGCTATTTTCATTGTATCTATCTATTCTAACGATATCCCCGTGTTTCAATCCAATCCATTTGGCGATTGGGTCATTTTGTAGTATGACATGCATATGCATTTTACTGCGAGCCAAATATTCTTTCATAAACTCCTTGACCTCTTCTTCGGTAAGCTTGGTATGTTTAGGAACATACTCGTGTTTTGTAGGATTAAACATCAATTGTTGGGAGCTAAAATATTGGAGATGCCCGCCATTTTTTTGAAATATTTTGTCGTATTTGTTAAGCTGAGATTTAACCGCAGTTGAAATAGATTCGTTGTTAAATACAAGGATTATGTTGTTTTTACCACCGTATTTATTGGTAAAATCCTTAATATTATCACCGTCCTTTAATTTCTCTTTGAGCTCGTTTATTATATTTTTTCTAAGATTTTTAGAGAGAGCGTACAATATAGTCGTATTTAATGTTTGAACATTAATAACAAGCTTGTCGGATTCAAAATCTTCTTTGCTAAGGGATAATAGTATCTCTTTAAAAGGCGATACATCATCTCCGCGATTTACAAGCATATCCTCAATATTTGTATTAATAATATCGATATCCATTGCTTTATAATATTTGTCTTATTATTATATAATAATAAAAAAGTCAATTTTTATTTTATTATTTTGTCTCATCCGATATCTCCGCGCCTCCGATATCTATCATAGCGCCTTCAATAACCTCTTAGGGTCTATATAGCTTTTTTTACATACATTAGATGTATTGTGTAATTCAAAAGAGGTAAGCTCTAAAGCCTTCTTAACAGGATTCTTTTCATTTCTATATTTATGTAAATATTTATTGAATAAATTATTAGCGTTCCAAGTCCGCAAATCTTTTGTAGTTATATTAACCTTTAATTTGCACATTAAATAATTATTAACATCGTCGGCTGTTATGCGCCTATTATTATATTTAAATATATATTCTGAATATTTGTTGCATTCTGCGGCTTCCGTAGAAGGAGTTTCTAAAATATCAAGTTTTTCTGAGAGATAAGAGTATATATATTTATTTTTACAGATGGCCTGATTGCGTACGCCCTTTTTTCCTATAAAATCAAAAGATACAGTGTAATCATTCAACAGCTTGATATGCGAATAATTCAATGTAGTTATTCCATAAGATTTATTCTGCTTCTCGTATTTTGTATTACCTATTCTAAAACCACACGATAATATTAATGTTATTATAATTGCTATAATTTTATTTTTTTCGTCTGGAGATTTTAAATCTTTTGCGACCTGCTTTTTAATCTTAATAAAATGCTTATCAAATCTCTGTATTTTCTCGTATTTTTGTTCATTCTGCTTTTCAATATGCTTTGAATTATATATAACCTGCTTTCTACCCTTGCTATCATATCCGTATGCTAATATTTTCTTATTATTTAATATTACTACATTATCATATGAAGGGGGTATTTTGAACTTTTTAATTTTGTTTATAGTATCCTCATCTGTTATCTCGCTCCCTATATCCGCCTTCTCTTCCTTGTCAGGCTTGCCGTGCTTGTCAGGCTTGCCGGATCTATATTTATAATATTTAAACCCTGTAATATAGGTTCCGACCCTTTTTATTTTCATATGTTTATTTATTGTAAATAAATTATAATTATGATGTTGAAAAATGATATAAACATATAATTATATATGTATTCATAAACTGAATATATAATGGCAACGAAAAAAGCGACTCCTGTACCTCCTCAAGCTCAAGCTCCTCAACCTACTACCGATTCAAAAGCTCCTAAAAAGCTACCGGTAGCTGCTAAATTGCCTGCAACTAAAACTGCTCCTGCGACTGCTGCGGCTGCTGCAGTGGCTCCTGTGGCTGTTACCCCCGTGTCTCTTACTCCTGCAAAGACCGAGGATTCTGTTGTCCCAGGTGATGCTTCGGGTGCCGAAGTTGCCCCTGTAAAGGATAATGCCGTTTCAGTAATTATCGAGAAGGTAAATAATCTGTTTGCAAGCTTTAAGGAAGTTCAAAATCTCCTTAAGGTGCTAAGCAAGGATTATGAGAAACAGCAAAAAATCATAGAGAAGGCTCAGAAGAAGCGCCAGAATGCTAAAAACTCGCCTTCCGGTTTTGCCAAACCCAACAAAATCTCTGATGAGCTTTGCGATTTCATCGGTGTTCCCCATGGAACTGAGAAATCTCGCACTGATATTACCCGCTTCATCAACTCTTATGTAAAGGAGCACAATCTAAACAAGCCCGAGAACAAGCGCTTTATTCTCCCCGATGACAAGCTTAAGAAAATCCTAAATGTAGGCGATAAGGAGGACATCAACTATTTCATCCTACAAAAGCTTATCTCCCATCATTTCCCTCCTTCAGCAAGCAAACTCGCGGCGTCCGTCTAAAGCCTAAGGAAACAATATTATTCTACATTATTTTTTTTACGATATTTATAATATTTATGTAAAAATTGATATAAATGTTTAGCATTATATAATAACAACCCCTACATTAACACAATGGAAATCCCTATTCAAGTCGCTGATATTGCCGTACTCTATGATAATGAAGACAGTGAAGACCGCGAGGACTGCGAGGACTGCGATGATTATGACAATTATGGTAATCGCTATGATAGCAACCCTATTAGTAAAACGGCTAATGGAGGAAATGCTTTTAAAAGTACGGGAAGTGCTATCGTAGATTATTTTATGCTATTTATGAGAGATTTGAGTATCAGCGATAGCTATGATCATCTTGAAAAATGCTGGAAGGAAGATCCAAAAAAAACTGTCGCGATTATCTTCAATGGCCGCGATAGACTGAACGGAAAAAAGGAGAAAAAGGTAGCTAACGAGGCTATGCTTTGGCTGCGCAAAAATAAGTTTGAAACCTATATGTGCAATATCAAGCTATATGTTGAGAAATATGGTCGTTGGAAGGATCTGCAATTTATCAGCTATAATTTGAAAAACATTGACCATAAGATTGAAATGAATATTATTGCTCAGAAATTGATTGAAGATAAGATTAACTTGGATAATAATAAACCGGTATCTCTGTGTGCTAAGTGGGCGCCTAGTGAGAATGATAGGAATGATAGACAGAGACAGTTCGCCAAGAAAGTTGCTTCAGTTATCTATGGGTGCAAAGATACATATAAGATGTCAAAGTATAGGAAGCAATATCTTGTTCCTTTGAGAAAGCAGATAGATATCGTGGAATCTAAGATGTGTGATAATAAATGGGGGGCGATTAAGTACGAAAATATCCCAGGCGTTGCCTCTAATAAATTGAAAAAGGCGTTTATTAAACACGACGAAGAAAGGTATAAAAAATATTTGGGAGATGTTGCCGCAAGTGTTAAGAAAATCAATGTTACGGGTATTCTTCCTCACGAATTGGCTGGAGTGTATATTAAGGATTTGGAAAAGTTCAACAAAGGCGAAGTGTGTCAGACTACTGAGATGCAATGGAAAGCAATTGTAGAGAATGTTAGAAAATCGGGAAATTTTGATAACGCGATTTCTATCGTTGATGTATCAGGCTCTATGTTTAATGCGAAAAATGGAAGTATTCCGGCACAAGTAGCAGTCGCCCTTGGTATTATCACGGCTCTGTGCTGTAAGGGAGATTTTGCTAACAAGATTATTACATTTAGCGAAAATCCTCAGCTTGTAGATTTGATTACCACTGAAGCCGCGAACGCCGCGAATACAGCCGAAAAGCCAAAAATTGAAAATGGCGACGCAGGCGACGCGAGCGGAGCAGGCTCTTCGAGTGTATCCCATAATATTCCTTCGCTTCACGAGTGCATTAAGAATATTATGGGAGTTGATTATGGATTTAGTACAGATTTTCTAAGATGTAATGAGGAGATTATTAACTACGCCATTAAATACAAGGTTCCTCAAGATAAAATGCCCAAAAAGCTATTTGTATTTACTGATATGCAGTTTAATAATACTATTACAGGCAATTTTGAAAGAGATTATAGAAACAATAGAGATAATACAAATGCTCTTGATACTGTATATAAAAGCATTGTTAAACTCTATGAAGCTAATAATTACAAGGCTCCCAAGTTTATATTCTGGAATCTCAATTCAGATAGCAACGAGGTTTTCCCGGTTAATTGCGATACTGAAGGGACAGCTATTGTATCAGGATTCTCTGAGCAACTCCTCAAAATCTTTATGAATTACGACGAATTCAAACCAGAGTTTATCGTCAATGAGATTCTCGCGCCATATCTTGAAGATATCATTATTAACGACGATTAATGACGGCGAAGAAGACGAAGAAGACGAAGAAGACGAAGAAGACGATTAATGACGGCGAAGAAGACGAAGAAGATTATATTAGATAGGTTTTATGATATATATTATTTATTTTTTTCATTTTATTGTATTATTATAAAAATTGATGTAATGGATGATGGTGTAGTCATATTAAATAATATGAGTCGCGCGAAAGACTTTACAGACAAGGATTATTTTGTGAATATTGTGAGGTTTTTAGACGGGTATAGAGATCTCAAGAAGCTGAGCGAGATTAACAAATTTTCAAATGCCTTAGTTAAAAGAGCTACAAATCTCAGGCATATTGTGTATGATAAGAGAAATAAATATAATTGCGAAATGTTGAAAAACTATATAATAAAAAAATATAGATTTGAAAGTGTTATCAGAAATAGACTCGGGAATCTCGGAAACATTGATAATAACACAAATATCGCGAAATATAAGGGGCGAATGAATGCAGATTGCTTGCCTTATTTGGAGGATATGATAACATACTATTTTAATGAAAAAAACAAAATAAATTCTGGATTTAACATTGAAAGGACTGCATTATATGTATCAAAATGTTTATATAATATCATATTATCTTTTAATAATAATTATAAATTGAAAAATAAAAATATTGAACGATGGCTTCGGATATTATATTTAATTTGAATAAGCAAGGCCGCCCATACCGGATAATATTCTGAGAACATTGTAATTGACCGCGAAGACATGGATAGTGCCGGCAATTCTGGAGGATAGAGATAGGACGGCAGTGTCAATACGGGACATATTGAGGGTGCCACTCGGCTGGTGTTCTTCGGGTTTTAGGGCGAATGAATAAACATTGATGCCCTTGTGGTACATATCAGGAGTATTTTCGTGGTGTTGGTAGGGTTGGACTAACGAGAAATATTCGCCTTGTCTGGTGGCGAAGCGATCATTGCCGTTAAGCATTATTTTTGCCTGCATTACAGGGTTTTTAGATATGACATAGTTATTGTTAGTATCTTCGCCGTTAGTAGTATCAGGATCGGCGGTTGAAAAGTTATTCCAATATACATCGTTAGAAGCGGAACTTCTGATAGCCCATACAAGTTCTTTGCAGGGATGATTGAAGTTCATGCGTAAGCTCTTCATAGAATCGGGATTTGAGCCGGAAGTAGTTATAGTGTCGGTACCGGTGAATTGCAGCTGTTCTATTAAATATTCATGGGATAATTGAGCGAATCTTCGGCGTTCATCGGTATCTAAGAAGATGTAATCAACCCATAAAGTAGGCTCATCGAGGGTCAGATCAGTATTAGAATAGTTATTGTTTGTTTGGCCTCCGAGTTTATCATTTTCGGCGCAATAATTTTTGGAGCTTACATCGCAAAGATTGGTGACAGATTCGTATTCTATGTTAATTTTGACTTCGTGATATTGAAGGGCGATTAGAGGGAGAGCTAAGCCTACATTGCGGCAGAACCAGAACTCTAAGGGAACATATAATTCGTACGATAATCCAGCAGATAATAGAGTACAGCAGTTCTCCTTGTTGGCGCCAATCATTTTATAGTAGCCTTCGCGCTTGCCGTAAGGTAGCGAAAGTTCATTCCAGATGTAAAGCCATTCCGAATAATGTTTATCTATGCGTTGTCCGCCAATTTCTAATTCTACGGTTTTCAATAACTTTTGGCCAACATTGGGAACTAACGCTATATTTTTGGAACCGTGAGTATTTTTTAATTTTCCGTAGAAATACACTCTGTGTATTAAATCACCGTTGCGAGTAATTTGATAGGTGGCGCGAGAGCCGAGCGAATTACTTCCCGAAGCGGTTTGTTGGATAGCTTCAATAGCAAAGTTAGTATGACGACGATAAACTACTTTGAAAAAGGTAATTTGAGGATTACCGGTTAAATAAACATCCTGTGCACCATAAGCTACTAATTGAAGAAGACCACCACCCATTTACGCTATATTCTTTATACTATTAGAGGAGAAAAAAAAAAGAAACATTATAGCAATTTAACAACATATATAAATAAACATATAATATAATTTAATTGGAATAAGCAAGGCCGCCCATACCAGATAATATACGGAGAACATTATAATTCACGGCATAGACATGAAGATTCTTTGAAATGTTAGCATTAGCGTAGCTACCAAGTTGGTTAATATCTAAATTGAGAACGGCGGTATCAATACGAGACATATTGAGAGTGCCGCTTGGTTGGTGCTCCTCGGGTTTTAGGGCGAACGAATAAACATTGATACCGGGGTTGGAAGGAATATTTTCGTGATGCTGATAAGGCTGTATTAAATTGAAATAAGAACCCGCTCTTACAGAAAAGCGATCATTGCCGTTTAATACGAGTTTGGCGGATTTTATGGGATTGGTTGAAGTAATTGCGCTGGTAGGAACATATAATTCCGAAGTAGCTGAATTATCATATTTAGTATTAGCAGTGGTTGAATAATTGATCCAGTTATTATTCATTACATCCTTTGCAGTAGCGGTTGCGGTGTGATCGGAAGAACAGAACCATACTAACTCTTTGCAAGGGTGATTGAAAGATAATTTCGGTTTAATAGAGGAAGCAGATGATACACTTTCGGTACCAGTGAATTGTAGCTGCTCTATTAAATATTCATGGGATAATTGAGCAAATCTTCTGCGTTCATCGGTATCTAAGAAGATGTAATCAACCCATAATGAAACAGAGGGAAGGGAGAGAATATCAGCGGGAGAACCTTTGCAATTCTCTTTAGTTTCAAATAAGATGTTTATTTTAACTTCGTGATATTGTAGAGCGATTAAAGGAAGGGCTAAGCCAACATTGCGGCAGAACCAGAACTCTAAGGGAATATAGAGGTTCGCTCCGGTATCAGCATCAGTTCCTAATGTCGCAAGCTTATCATTAGCGCCTACCATCTTTTTATAGGCTTCTTTCTTTGATGCGGGAAGCGAGAGTTCATTCCATACATACATCCAGTGAGAATAATGCTTGTCTATCTTTTGACCACCGATTTCAATTTCTACATAGTTTATTAAACGGAGGCCGAAATAAGGGCATACTTCTTCACCCGAATAATAATTAACAACAGATAAATACATGCGATGTATTAAATCGCCGTTACGAGATATTTGGCAGGTTACGCGATTACCAAAATTGGGAGTTCCGTTAAAAGTTTGTTGGATAGCTTCAATAGCAAAGTTAGTATGACGACGATAAACTACTTTGAAAAAGGTAATTTGCGGATTACCGGTTAAATAAACATCCTGTGCACCATAAGCTACTAATTGAAGAAGACCACCACCCATTTACGCTATATTCTTTATACTATTAGAGGAGAAAAAAAAAAGGAAATTATATAACACGACTCTTTTATATTTTTTATAATAGCTGATATATTTATTATATTTAATATATTTATTATATTTTTAATTGGAATAAGCAAGGCCGCCCATACCAGATAATATACGAAGGACGTTGTAATTGACCGCGTATATATTGATGCCTTGATACGCCACGCCCGAAACAGCAGGATTAGCATTAACCATCAAAGTTGCAGTGTCAATACGAGACATATTGAGAGTGCCGCTCGGTTGGTGATCTTCGGGTTTTAGGGCGAATGAATACACATTGATAGAATTGTGTACGGGAACATTGGTATGATGCTGGAAGGGCTGAACATAATTGAAATAGTCGCCTTCTCTAACCGCGAAACGATCATTGCCGTTTAATTGAAGGATGGCATTCACGAAAGGATTGACATTTTGCGAAGGCTTGATATCGGATATAACAAGGAAATTGGATGTAAGCTGTCCTCCCGCAATTGCATCACCGCCATCAGCTAAACTGTATGATGTCATACCGTCGGCGCCATCCTTATTGGTGTAATCATACCATCTGGTTATATTGGTGGTAGGGGTTGTTTTTGCGACCCACACGAGTTCTTTGCAAGGGTGATTGAAATTTAGCTTGATTCGGTTGGTACCGGTAACGAGGGGTTCGGTACCAGTGAATTGTAGCTGCTCTATTAAATATTCATGGGATAATTGAGCGAATCTTCGGCGTTCATCGGTATCTAAGAAGATGTAATCAGCCCATAAAGAGATATTTTTAATAGCTTCAAAATCGTCTAATGAACCGGCAGCGGTCGAGGTACCCGTGCCCTTAGCTATGCAGTTGGCCTTAGTTTCAAAATCTATTTTTACTTTTACTTCGTGATATTGAAGAGCGATTAAAGGAAGC